CGACAGCGGGCAATCAATAAATGGTTGTCCGCCGAAGCTGATAATGCTGCTACTAATGATCGACTTGCAATTTTGCCCGCGGAATACCAAATTTTACCGCGGGTGCGATTGATGATTTTGTAGAGTGGACAAGGCTTTTAATTGAGACCACGATAGGCGCGGTGCCTCCAACTGATTCTCTTATCGGAGGATTCAGTGGTGGTGCATCGACAAGCCGGAACCGAGCTAACTCGCATCCTGCGGGAAAGTTCGTCGGGAAAGCTGATGCTACCAAACGCGGCTGGGAAATCTTCGAGAGTATTCTCGACGAGATACCCGGTTTGCCCTTTGACAAGGCCGATCTTCGGATCGTGGAAGGTAACATTATGTTCACCGTTCCAAAGAAAACCGATATAGATCGCTGTGCTTGTAAAGAGCCCGATCTTAACATGTTCATGCAGAAGGGTCTTGGTGGAGAAATCCGCCGTTCCCTTAAGCGTGTCGGTATTGACTTGAATGACCAATCTAGGAATCGGGATCTCGCCAGACGTGGATCGATCGATGGGTCGCTTGCGACTCTTGATCTTTCTTCTGCTAGCGATTCCGTTACTTCTTCGTTGGTCTTCTTGCTATTACCGTCACCTTGGTTCACCCTGTTGGATGCACTTCGGTGCGAAAACACGTGGATCGATGATGAACTCCATCGGAACGAGATGTTCTCGTCAATGGGCAACGGCTTTACTTTTGAGCTCGAAAGTCTAATATTTTGGGCTCTCAGTAAAGCTACAGCCTATTTCCGAGGCATCAAGGGTGTCATATCCGTCTACGGGGACGATATTATTTGTCCTTCGGAGATGGCGCAAGACCTCATCTGGGTTTTATCGGTGTTTGGGTTTCAATCAAACCCCGATAAGTCCTTTATTAAAGGGCCCTTTCGAGAATCTTGCGGCGGCCACTATTACGGTGGACGCGACATAACTCCTTTCTACTTGAGGAAACCGATAGAGACTTTATTGGATGTAATCCATACAGCCAACAGCCTACGAAAATGGGCTGCTCTTGACGTGCACTTACCTGTACACATTGTCGGATTTCTCGACCCTAGGGTCGAAGATATCTGGCTGTGGTTACGGGATTTAGTTCCTCCTCAGTATTGGGGTGGCCGTGATGTTGACCTCAAGTTTGCTTTGGTCACGCCTGACTTTCCTCGTATGAGGCTCCAGGCGATCAACAAAACCGTTGAGACCGAACTTGGTGGCTACCGTCATTGGTTGTCAATAACTTGGACGCGCGATAGAATTCACG